CCCATATCACCTCCCATGGACTGTGCAGCAGCATCTTCTGCTGAAACATCAGTACCCATTGGGGTTCCTTCATCGTCCATTTGAGAGCCTTCTAGATCCTTCTTACCACCAGCCATTTGACTTGCTGCTGGCTTTGGCATAACCTGTTGTGGCTCTAGCCCTGGATTAGCTGGAGCTTCCATTCCTTGTGCTGGAGGTTGAATATCCTGTTGTGGGGCTGCGCCTTGAGGTTGGCCTTGTGGTGCTCCACCTTGAATCATTGGTCTAATGAGCTTTAGGATTGTTCCAATCTTACCTAGATCATCTGCAACCTGATTGAAGTCTAGGTATTGCATTAGTGATGTCTCATTAACAGCACTCTTCAACCCAGCCTTACTGAATATCTCATTCAAGAACATTGCAACGTCAATTGACTCTACACCATTCTTGATCTTTAGCATATCGCCAAATTTTTTCAAGTGTTCCTTAAGAACTGAATCCTTTGGAGCCAACTTTGACAAGACGTAGAAAATTAGTTGTTCAGTCTTCAACAAACTTTGGAATGAAGGAGTCTCAGTTAGGTTGTTAACATTTATACCGTACTTCTCATCCAAAAGGCCAAGGATATAATTCTTTACTGGCTTCTTCATCTCATAGATTGAAGCTGAGAACTTTTGAATATCCTTGCTAGAAACTTCTAGCTCATTCAATGCGAGTGAGTTAGAGATTAGGTTTGTTAGCTGCTTCTTAGTTGCTAGAGCAAAGTAAGGAATATCAGCAACAATCTCTGCTACCTTTGTGCAAACCTTATCTTGGTTGCTTTCGTAAATCATGGAAGCAAGTTCATTGATTGCTTCATCATGTGCCCAGGTTGTATCAAGGTGTACCTTAGCCTCTAATAGTTCTTTACGGATTAGCTCTTGGTGGCAAAGGTGCTCATATACAGAGTGATTAGCTATTGGGGTAACCTCAAACACTTTAGACTCTTCTAAGGTCTTAATATCAATCTTAGGAAGATTAAATGACTTTGCAATTACTGATGCTAGCTTAACTGAATTCTTTATCTCAGGGATATTTGAAGCGTTGGATTCCTTTAGGAATTCAGAAATCTTATCCTTAAGCTGGGTAATCTTTGAGAACTCAGGAGTATTAATTATATTTGTTTGTGAACCAAATCTTTGAGTCTTATCCTGAAGTCTAGTCTTAATTCTCTCGTAAGACATCTTAGTCTCAAACAACCCTAGTATTTCATCAAAGGTGCCTTGAGCTTTGTCGTAACTATCTTCGAAAAGATTTGATATCAATCCAAACACTTTTTTCTCAGTAACCTTATCAAATGCTTCTTGATTCTCTAAAACAGAAGAATCTTCAACATTAATATTAGTTAGTTTTAAGTTTGGCTTGAATGCGTACTTCCCAGAGATAACGCTACCAGACTCAGTAAGGTAGGTTACGATCCCATTGTCTACGCTGAAAAGTTCGACATTCTCTCTCAATGAACGGCCCAGATAATCCCCAATCTTCAACAAGTTTGAGAACTCTTTACCACGATTTTCGAATAAGTTAGTTAGCATTGCTGTATACTTGACCTTCAAAACATATGTATGATAGAATTTTAGCTTATTTGAACTAATTACGCTTTAGCTCGGATTTTAAGTGTATCAAAACCTTTCTAGCTTGTGGTGAAAGGCCACTTGACTCATTTATCAAACCTGTTAAAATGTTCGATAGATCTTCATTTTGGGTTGGTGGTATATTTTCCTGTGGCTCCATTTGCGGTTGCCCACCTTCAGGAGGCATACCTCCAGCATCCATACCTGGGGGAGGCATCCCACCAGCAGCAGGTATCCCACCAGCAGCAGGCATCCCAGGTGCCCCACCCATTCCACCTGGGGCAAGGGCAGGATCTTTTTGTTCCTTCTTCAACTTGTCTTTTATTTCCTTGATTTGGGTATCGTTAAGCTGATAGTAATCCTTGTAAATCTTTTCCACAGGGAATATTTGAAGTCCCTTAACGGCTTGCACTACTCTTGCCTTTTGTTCGTCTAGATCTAGCTGACGCTTTCTAGACATATCAGATGGGGCTGGTAGCTTGATAATTAAGTCATTAATTCTGTTGATTGGGAAACCCTTAATCATTAAGTGACGCTTGGCAATAATTTCCAAGCCCTTTTCTACAGACTCTTGAATTCTTACAATTACTCTTGCAAACTTAACGTCAAGCTGTGAAAGATTAGCTTTTCTATCGGGTGCTTGATCCTTCTCAACAACATAATCCTTTGGAATCTTAAGAGCAGCTAAGAGCTTATCTCTAAAATATTTTACGTCATCAACTTCACCAAGATTCTCTGCCCCAGGTAGTGTTTCGATCTTTGTACCTGAACCCTTTCCGTTAACGGCAATGTAGAAATCTTCGTCTGGTGCTATAGCATTGTAGGTTTCTTCTATATTGCCAGTACCTCTATTATAAGATTTAGTTTTCTTAAGCTTATCCATTTGAAGCTTTAAGTGAGCTTCGGCTTTTGTGGATGGAAGTGAGCCTGTATCAATGTAGAATATTCTGCGTTCAGGTGCGCGAGAAAGACGGTAGATCAACATTGCGTCTTCCATCATCTTTAGCTTACGGTAAATGTTTCTTGCAGTAGCAGCAATTGACTTACCATAAGGGTAGTGCATTGGCTCAGATGTATGTAATCTGAAGTGAACTATTTGCCCTGGATCTAGGGGGATTACTTGGTTGTTAGTTAGGTCTGGTCCTGCACCTCCATAAGTAGTCCATTCTTCCTTAGCTGGAATTTCCTGAAAGAATGACTTCAAGTATCCGAACTCATCCTCAACTCTGTAAATGAAGTTTGGATTAAGGATTTTTATTCTTTGGATACCCTTCTTAATATCATTAACGTCTACTACAAGCTCAAGAAAGTTATCACCGTACTTTACAGTATTTCTTACAATGTCCCAAAGATAACCACCAAGATCAATGTTTTTGAATAATGTTGTAATCTCTTTTTTGATTGCTATGTCATCGGAAATGATATCCCACTTAGTACCATCAAGATTCTCCTGAGTACAATCGTCTGCATAGATATCGAATGCCGACCCAATTTCAGGGTAGGTATCCATATCTTCGTATTCTTTGTAGCGATTTTTTCTATCGTATTCCTGTTGTGGAAGGATAGGGTACTTTTGATCCTTTATTAGCTGTGAGACTCTTATTACATCTCTAGCAGTTACAGCGTCACCATGCAACGGTTTTGGAGGCTCGACGGTAATTACTTCGTCTGTGTTTTGAGTTAGTCTAGGATCTTCGTATCTTCCTCTAGCAAAAAATTTAGTAAAGAATCTGCCAATAATACCAAAAGGGGCGAAGTACCCCTGCTGTGTTGACGCAAATTCAGTAAACCCTTCGTTTAATTTTTTAGTAGCCATTGTAAGTCTTCTTTAGAAATTCCACCTGTAGCAGTTTTAGCTGTATAACTGTATTTAGATGTGAAAATAGCCTCTGGACTCATAGCGTTATCCATAACTGAATCTTTTTCTATCTGCGAATTCCCTCTTAACTCGTTAAACACTTTAACGGTAAGGCTTAGTGCCATAATTAAGTCATCATGGCAGTTATTATCTGCCTTGATCTTTCCGGTATCAGGATCTATAACAAAGGTAAATAACTCTTCAATAAGTCGTTCCGAGGCAATCTTTATTCTACCAGTACGGATAGTATGCTCCATGTCTGCGAGCATTGTCTCCCTATTCTTTTGTGTAACTTGAACTCCGATCTCTCTAGAGTCATCCATTACTAGATTTTCGTACTCGTAGGTTTCTTTTAAGAAGTAAATCAGGTTATTACCTATTGTATTTCTTTCAGGTAACACATAGGCTAAATTGTACAATCTGCCTTCGTCGCATATAATTTTAGCAAACTCATTTATAGGTGTTCTATTAGAATAAAATTCTGCAACTTGTTTACCATTGTACAAGTCAATAATGTGGAATGCTGAATAATCCCTTTGCCTACCGATTGAGCAGTCAACACCAATAGCGTAGTCGTGGTAAGGGACTGGATCTTCCCAGATACGCATTCTATTGTTGTACTTAATCTTGTAGTCGTTGGATATCTCTTCTTTTAATTGAACTAGGATTTCACCGTCTATGTAAGTTTCACCAGTACCTAGGAAGTTAGCTTCGTACTCTTGCAACCATTGCTTGAGAGAAAGGTTAGCTCTTGTAGTTTTCTCCCACTCATCAATGTTTACTGGTGGGTCGTACTTCTCCATCAAGTCATAGAGATGTTGATACTCTGGATGTCTAAAGTATTCTGGGTGTTCCTTCCAAGTAATATCAATAGCATTAAAGTTATTTTCTTTTGCTATTGCTTCGGAGTACATTTTGTGGAACCAGTTACCAATACCATTAACCGTGCTTAATGCTATCACAGAACCGCCAGTTGAAATGATAGGGTAGGATGCTGCCCAAATAGTATCAATGTGCTCAATGAACGCAGCCTCGTCAAGGATAAGTAAGGAGCCTGGAATTGAACGTCCGGCCTGCTTTGACGATGCCTTGGATTTAATCACCGATTTGTTTTCAAGCTTAAACGTGTGTTTATTATCCTCAAGAACTTTAGGCTTCAACCAGTCGGGAAGCTCCGAATGCATTAATTTGATACGTTCAATAATTTCCGTAGACTCTGCCTCTCCCTTAGAAAGGATAGCAATTGTTTTGTAAGGATTGAACATTGCTAACCACAAAGAGAATGCTGCAATAAGAGTGGTGCATCCTGCCTGTCTAAATTTTCTAAGAATGTTGAATCGGTGACTACTAAAATCTTTTAAAATTCTTTGTTGAAATGGATACAAATCAAAGGTTACTAATCCTCTTTTAGGGTGGGTAACTTTAATGTAGTTCGAAATAAAGAACACAGGATCTTTGCTACATTTCTTGAAATTTTCTATGATTTGCTCGGCTGTCAGGCTATCATTCATGGGTCTATGACTCTAAATCGAAGAATATTCTTCTCAATATGTACTCGGGCTAAAGCTCAACCTCAATCATTAAGTTCCTTACTTTCTTATATTGAAAGCGATAAGGACATGAGTTACAGCATAGCCTATGATCCTAAATCTATCTACGAGGGGCACACTAAGAACCTAGATCAGTTTACAGGCCAAGACTCAGATATCGTAGTCTTGTGCCATGATGATATAGAGATTATTAGCCATGTGGAAGCATTTAAGAAATACCTTTATTTATCTGTATTACCAAATACAGGGTTTGTTGGAGTGGCTGGTTCTACCAGATTCGATAAAGAAATTGGGGGGGCTTGGTGGGCTGCGAGACAAT